ACGGTTTACCGAACAAACTAAAAGTAAGAGCATCTAGAACCGTACTCTTACCCGTACCATTATCTCCAACTATTAAAGTAGTTGCATGAGATTGGAAATTAATTTCAGAATATTGATTGCCTGTAGAAAGAAAATTCTTCCAACGGACTTTTTCAAATAAAATCATTCTTTGTTGCTGGCGGTATTACAATGTCATTGGGTGTAATGATGGTGTAACCAAATCCGTGGTCTTGGCACACATCAACCATCATATCAGGTTCAACTTCAATTACATGCATTTCAGGATAATCATTATCTTCTAACTGCATGGCATAACGAGATGCATCATCCTCTTCTTCAAAAAGATAGAGAATATGTTCTCCATCATCATTTTTAACAGAGTATGCACCTTCATTTTCTCTACCATTGATAGTTAGAATATACATTAAACTAACTCACATGCCTCCTGATACACATTTTGAATAGTCTCTTGTATTCTTGATTTCTCAAGATTAATTTCAGACTCTTCGATATATCTATTTAATATAGAAAGAGTATCTTCGGATTCGAAGGCTTCAAAGTCTTCGTTTTCCTGTAGTTGAAAATTCTCAACTATTTTAAGTTCATGTACATTACTATTATACAACTTATCGATGAATTTTTCAAATTTTTTAGAACTACTCTTTTTACGAACAATAACTTTAACTATCTTACCTTCTAATTCACGAGTGTCAAATGTTTGATAATTATGATCGTTATAATAAATTGTATAGAACATCCTGTAAGGATTATTAACAGGAGTATGCTCTAGAGTTTCTGTATCAAAGAAATGAAACCCTCTTGTATCTTCAAGATCATTCCAATACATCTCATAAGGATTACCCAAATAAAATACTTTACCATTATCAGATCTGGTATGGTAATGTCCAGAATAAACTTTTTTAAATTTATCAAAGAGATCAACATTGATTCCTTGTTCCATAATAAAATTAGGATGGATTCTAAATCCCTTACACTCAAGGTGACCCATGACCATAGGAGACTTTGACTTCTCAATCATCTTTAATGAATGAGTTTCATTCTCATTATTAATCCAAGGTAAAAGAAGAATATTTAAACCATCTATTTCAATCTCTGTTGCTTCAGAATAAGTTTTTATATTATCATATTCAGCAAGTAATAAATCAATAGAATTTACTTCATTCGTATTTTTATAATAGGCAGTATGGTTACCCACAATACTATGGATAGTACAACCCATATCTCTCAATTTATCATAATAATTATCCTTTGCCCATCCTAAACAAGAGAAGTCAACACCCTTTCTACTATCAAAAGTATCTCCCATATCAATAATGGTAGTAATACCTTCTTCTTCAATAGCAGGAAAGAATATATTCTCATAGAACTTAAGAAAATATTCATGAAAATGTTTTGAGTTTTTCCTCGCACCAAAATGTTGGTCGGTAATAATAGCAACTTTCATTAATCGTCGTGATCATCCCAAGGATCAGTTAAATTCTTATTAGCAAAGAATCCTCTGTAGACTCCATACCCTGCTAATAGGATAGTAATTACTGCAATTGAAATACCAAATGTGATATTAGGATTAGCATTGTAGTGTGGAATTATTGCGTTACATTTTGTCCATGTACCAGGTAGAGTATACACTGGTGGGCAAGAAAGTAATAAATCTCTTATAGCATACATTTCACTTCCTATCATTCTTTATCCTCCTTGGGGTGTAAACAAAAACTACGCTCCTCATCATACTTTCTTTCATAGTCATATCCATCTACCACCACTACTGGTGCAATGACACTATGAAACTCTTTAAAATATTCTTCTCTATTCTTTGCATATTTTCTAGTCATTAGTATCTTAATTTGGAATGAACTGCATCTTTAATTTGATTATAATCAGCAGCATCGCCACCGTCATCTCCATAGAAGACTTCATCATAACCAGATCTTTCAAGTATCTTATTCTTAATTTCTAACTGACGTTTTTCTCTTTGTATTCTGCGGAGAAATGCATAATGTATAATCTGCGTAAAGTAAGCAAAAGGATTTTTGGATTTTTCAGGATTAAAATTATGTATGTATTGAACGCAATTTTCGATTCCATCAGAGATCATGTCCTCCTTAAACATGTAGTTTACAAAGTTTGGTTTGAAAGATAGATGATTTGCTATCTTTAAAAAACATTCCCCAATATAACGTGGGATAGGTGGTTTTGGCAACCCCTTTATCTCTGCAATTTCTCTATCTTCTCTAAGTTTGACTAGTGCGGCTAGGAACTCCTTATTATTAACGTAGTGTTCGGATCTTTTCCGTTTAGCCATAATTCGTCCTGCCATAAGCATATCTCACTATGTATGTAGATATTATAACACCTCTACACATACTTGACAAGTTGCTATTTTACCTTTAGAATAACTCTGTCAGGGTTCAAGGGAACCTCTAGCTACTACTTTTTTTATGAGGATTAGACTTATAAAGCTTTTCTAATATATCTTTAGCATCATTAACAGTCGCTAGATATCCCATCTTTCTAGAAATTTTAGGTTTGTTCTTACTATCTCTATCAGTATCTTGTACAAATCTTTGATACATTCGGATCATATGTAAATCAGATGATTCTGACATGGTAAGAACATTATCCATATTAATAATAAACATATCTTCTCTTGTAGTCTTTAACCAAGGTTCTACTTTATATCCGATTGTCCCCGCACGAGTTTTTATTTCTGAAACAACAATAGGGTGATGAATGACTAACATAGTTCTATCTGTTTCTTCAGATGCTGCTATCTTGGCAAATACTTCTTCACCGTTTTTAAATTTGATTGTTCCGTAAAAATCGTCTTCCATATTATTTTTTTAATTGTATAGTGATTATTTCATAATTAAAGTTTTCTTCATTATAGATTTTAATTCTTTCAATGAGATGATTTAATGTATAGTTCTTACGAGAGTTATAAGTGCAGTCATCTGATATATCATATAAAATTGCCTTTACTTTGTTAGTGCTCTTCCTAAGTACTCGTCCAATACTTTGAAGATTTCGAACTCTCGATTTTGACGGTGAGGCAAAGATAACGTTATGGAGATTTCTAATATTAATGCCTGTAGAAAATGTTCCATAGGAGGCGACGATGATTGCATTGTTTTCCCTCTCGGTGATCTCCCTGATCAATTCCCTTTCATCAGCATCAACGCCACCGTGCACAAAGAATACTTTACGATCAGTTTGCTTATTATTATTTATCTTTTCGTAAAGTATTGCACCGTGAGTTTCCACTCTGCTGTATAATATAAGAGTATTACCTTTTAAATCTAATGTCAAGTTTGTTATAAAATTATTTCTTTGTTTATGACTAATAAGATATTCTATTTCATCTTGATAGGTTTCAAATTTTTGTGGAGGGTGTTTAAGGACAAGACATTGAATATCAAGTTTAGATAAATGACCTTCTTTCATTAAATCATCTGTTCTTGTCACCTTATAAGTAGGCCCAAATAACCCTTCTAATACCCACTTATGGGTCTGTGTGCCATCTAAAGTTCCAGTGAACCCATATCTATACTTTGCATGTTCTAATTTTGTCATTATAGATACTAGGGACTTACTTTTAAATAAGTGTGCCTCATCCCCTATTATCACATCATAGTCTGTAAAAAAATTACGATCTAATTTATGAACAGATTGCCATGTAGTAATAGTAACAGGAAACTCATTTGTTTTTTCTTTACCCGCATATATTCTGTGACAGTATGACTCCGAATCCCAACCGTAATCCTGAAAATCCTTATACATTTGTTCTACAAGACTGGTCGTTGGAACAACTAACAAAATTTTTTCGCCTTTATCCACATAGTATCGTACAAGGCTATAGATCATCAACGATTTGCCAGACGCAGTTGGAGATATCAATAATTTTCTATTATGCCTTAAAGCATCATATACTCCCTCAACTTGATAATCCCTAGGTTTGTGCTTACAAATAGCACCCATATAATCTTTAACACCCTGCTTTGATATTCCCTCATTAATTTCAAAGGGAGAACCATAGTATTCGTTATCTATAAACTTATAAGTATAATCTCTTCTCTCACAAAAGGAAATAATTCTGTCTAATAGTCCTATATAAATTCTCTTGGATCTTAAATCAAATAAGTGTATTTCTCCATTCCAATTTCTTTTACGGTATTGAGGCATGAACTTTGCACCCTCTACTTCAAAGGTAAAGTGGTCTCTTAATTCATATTGTATATGAGGTTCAGCATTAATCTTTAAAAAGACTTCGTTTGCTTTACCTATAATAACATTAGTGCCCGTGTCAATCACCTATCCCATTCATCTGGGATTATTTAGTTACCCTAGTCCAGACTGAAATCTCATAAACTCAATAGCATTCTTAATCTGATATGTTCTGTTTTGTATCACTTTAAGGATGCTTTCAATATATGCAAGCATTGTATCATAGTATTCTATCTTAAGAGATGATGTTGAAAGTTTTTCATCTGCATCAAGATACTTCTGCATTGTGTCTTTATCTCTTATCTTCTTTGGAAAAGGATCCCTTACATATACATCAGGATCTGCCTTGCCACTAAAATACTCATACCGTTCATGACGGATGTTCTTCCTTTGTTGGTCTGCTTTCTTTCTTAAAAGGAATATTGTATTATAAAAATCAAAATATTTTGCATGAAGAGATGGTATATTCAATGATTCAGTATGTAGATTATCAGGATCTATTTTGGAATCTTCTTCCCACATCTTCTGGAGCGACTCCAGATCAATCATAGAGATTCATTACGTAAATTAGTTATATTATAAGAAGTATACTTGAAATTAGCATCTGCTGTAAAGTATTCTATATCTGTATCTGTAGCATCAAAAACTAGAGTTGTCAAACTTGTTGGGAATAAACCTTTAAAATTGACATTAAACTTTGGAACTAGATTACTACTTAAGATTTGTAATGTACCATCAGAATAAATGTCCTGACCTGAATTTTTAAAATCTTTTCTAGGTACTACTCCACTTGCTTCTAGGTCTCTAAATTCTTGTACACTCTCTGGAAATCCTAAACCTCTCATCCATTTTTGGATTTCCATAAAATTTGAAAGATCTTCATCAACTAAAAATCTTATATTCAGATCACCAAAATCCATCATATCTCCTGGTGTAGGAATCTGACGTAGATATGTTGGTTGCTCTGTTATTCCTAAAGTTATATCAGGAATGTTTGCTTGGTTACAGAAATATGCTGTACCTGGACTTCTTTGAAGGTTGAATTTAAATCCTACAGGTGCAAGAAAATTTCTATTCTCAATTTGTGATGGACGATCTTTAGGCATCTTCAGTGCATGGGTAGAAAACAGGTCTCCTTTTATATTTATTATAGCATAAAAAAAGAGACCCGTGAAGGGTCTCTTGAAAGTATATAAGCAACTCGCTTACATAAGGTTTTTAACAGCCACTCTTCTGTAGTAGCGGTTCTGGTTGGAAAGTAATCCACCAAGACCTTGGGTTGTTCCTTCGGCAAATGGGTTAGCAACAAGACCGTATCTTGTCTTAAATCCAATTTTTGGTTGGAAGGAGTTCTCACCCACAGCACGAACCATCTGTAGTGGAACGTAAGGGCAATAGAACAGTCCAGCGTCATAAGGTGAAGAACCTTTGTAACCACAAACATAATACTGGTTACCACCTGTAGGTGCTGCGTTAGCACTTGTTAGGTTAGCAGAATAAGGATCGATGTATACACGATACTTACCTTGTAGAACACCAGCGAATGTGTTACCTGTGTCATCAACGTTAAGGTTAGCGTTAAGTGCAGGAGTGTAGTCAAGTACACCAGCCATGGTTAGAGCAGAAGCAACGTCTGCAGAACACATGATGATGTTACCCTTTCCACGACGAGTTCTTTGTGCGATTGCGTTCGCATCTCTCTCGATCTGGAATAAGAGTCCCTTAAACTTCTCAACTGACCAACGACCATTACTGTCGATGTCTAAGTCAAACACACCAGCAGTAGCGGTGTTTTGTACAGCACCCTGTTCAGCGACCTTATAGATGGTTCTGATAACTTCACGGTTGATTTCAGCAAGGATCTCTGTTGAGAGAATGTTTGCCAATTCCGCTTCAGCATTCAGACCGTGGATTGCTTTAAGGTCTTGAGCAAGTTCTAAACTGTACTCTGCTTTTAACGCACGAGATTTCGCAGTAACTGTTACTTTCTCGATGCTGAATGCCATCTGACCGAAGGCATCTGCTCCTGTTCCGCTGAGATTTTCAGCGTCACCTGTAACCATACCTTGACCAACATTGTAGCCAGCAGTTGTTGCAGATGAAACAGGGTTAAGGACAGCAGGGTTAGTTCCACTCTGTGAAGTTGTACCCATACCAGCATTACCATCGGTAAAGCCTGTCTCCTCGTCACGACCAGCATCCTGACCAGAGAATGCAGAATCTACTTCGTTGTAGAATGTCTCTGTTCCAGACTGGTTAGTGTAACGTGATCTCATTGCGAAGATCAGTCCAGTTGGGCCACTCATTGGTTGTACACCAGCAAGGTCATATGCCACCAAGTTAGGCATAGATCTTCTGATCAATGAGATAAGTACTGGGTCGAAACCAGCAGTTGGGCCAGCAGCAGCTGAACCACCACCGAATCCACCACTACCACCTGCAGAGTTTGCAGAGTTAGTTGGTACAGCCTCCATAAGGTTGAGGCCAGAACCGAATGCTTGTTCCTCTTTAAGGAATTTCTCTTGGTTTTCTAACAGGACTGCGGTGACCGCTTTACGATGAGGATCTTTAATTTCATCAAGACCATCATAGTTTAGTAACGGAGCCCACTTTTCCTGCAGTGCTTCGGATTGAAACATTTGCTTTTAAAAAAATAGTGTTTTCGTTTGAACGATAATAAAATCAGTTTTACTTACTAAATCCAGAAAGAGTTCTTAAGTAAGCAGACATTTGATTAGAATGTGACACTGCACCTTCTGAACTGTCTACTCCTTCTGAAAGAGTTTCTGATTTAGAAGTTGGAGTTCCTTTTGAAGCAAAATAAGATTCCTTCAATGTCTCCAATTTTTCACGATAAGATTCTTCACTTTCAAACTCTACACTTTCAGCAAGTGATGCAAGCTTCTCTTTCTGTGTGGCAGCAAGGCCATCAGAAACAGACTCAAGAATACCATTGGCAACAGACTCACCGAGTCTCTTGTTTAAACCAACGTTCTTCTCAATTTGCTCATTGAGTTTCGTCTCCATATCATCAAGTTTTTCGACCATGCTCTCAAGAACATCGTACTTATCATCAGGGATAGATACGTAATGCTCTTCAAAGAGACCCCTCATTCCCTCAAGGAATGATTCGGTCAATTCTGTTTTAAGCCCTTGCTCTACAGCAAGAGTATTTTCCGTAAACCACTCATCTGCAACGTACTCAAGATAACTATCAAC